TTTTTGTTGAGATCTTGAATACCAGATTGAATATAAGTGATTGAATCATTTGCAATCTTGACGCCGCTCGTTGCGTTATTAACGTCAAAGGTTGAACTGATAAATCCTTTAGGATTGTACATGTAGTATTCTACATAGTTTCCAAAATCATATGCAAGAGCATTAGAAGGATCTGCTGTATTCGCTGCCAATACTTGCGCTAGTCTTGGATCTTTATTTTGAACTCTTACTTTTTTAATCTTCAGTGGATCAATATATCTAAGTTCTGTAATACCTGCTTTTGGATTTGAAAGATCTACAACTTTGTGGTAGTATATACGACCATCGATATACCACGTTCTAAAAATCTCGTGTGCTCTAGTATCAAAATTTAAAAGACGAAGAATGTATTGAAACTCTTCTCTAATCTTTTTCTTGATCGATTCACTTACTTCTAAGTTTGATAACTCAATAGCAACTGGGGTGTCATCTAAACCTGAGTTGATTGCTTCATTAACAATCTCATCAATCGCAGAGTCAACTTCTGGGTGCATTGACATATCACGATAGCGCCTAATCAAATCAAACTCATTACGCGCTACGCCATCGATATCTACATACGAACCAAAATAACCACCAGCTACGGTGGTTACTGCATCATCAGCAGAGGGAGGAACTGGGGATTGTCCTTTCAGTTCCTCCTGCTTGCTTTTGATTGAAAATCCAAATAGTTGACTCATATTAAAATAGTGATCAGTCCGAGTTATTTATATCAGCTGATTGTACCAGCTGCTGTACCCGTGCCAGATTCAATAGTCCAGTACTGATATTGGAACTCAACCGTGAAATCTTCAATCTGATCGTTGCTATCATAAGCAAGATCAATTTGAGATACATTAGTTGGGAAAGCACCAACTAACTTGTAAGTTCTGATAATGGTATTTGGACCCGAAGTATCTCTTTCTAGTTGTCTTACAAGTAGATCTCTGGTGTATCCAGTTGTTGAACTTGGAGTATAAAGATCACCAGTGTTTCCTTCGTGTCTGTTCATAGACCACATCCACTGTTCCATTGCTTGACGAACTTTGAACTCAGGATCATTAATAAAGGTTGCAGTCCATGTATCGAAAGTTCTATCACCTGCGATTTTAACTGTTCTTCCTCTGAAAGGAACTTCGATAACTCCTAAGTTTGAAGCAGGAAGAGCACCTGCTTTACACATAAAACTGGTCAGACCAGCTGTTGGTGCGGTGATACCAGTTGGGAAAGCAAACTCAACCTCAAAGAGGTTTGGTTTTACACCTTGATTTACCTTTCCTAAAAACCCGCTAATACTACTTGAATATGATGACATGATTGTTTACCTCGTAAGATTTTTTGATGGATTAAACTCGACCTGTTACTTCATCAAATGAAACGCCAGTTCTAGTTGCGACAAAAGTGACGGTGATGTAGTTAATAGCACGCGCAGGTTTTAAGTATAGTTCAGCAACAAACTCGTTTCTATCAATAACATCTGGTGTGTTATTTGTATCATCACAGACAACAAGATACTCTGTAACACCTCTCTTAGCTTGAACTTCTGCAAGATATGAGTTTACGGCGTTTGAAAAAGAACTACGAGTTGCCAGATCATTAAGTTCAAATAGAACCCCTTTAGCTAAATTAGAAACTCTCTTTTCAATAGCAAGGAACAAACGACGAACGTTGATTCTATCGAATGCACTTGGAGTTGCGAGAGCAGTCTTGTCTCCGAAAAGAACTACACCCTGTCCAGCGAATGAAGTGATAGGGTTTATTCTCTTTTGATATAACTTATCTCTATCAGTTTTTGAAGGAACATATGCTAGTTTGACAACATTCTTTAGATTTCCTCTGTTTAATCCAGCAGGAGAATACCAATCTTCTAAGGTGCTTGAAGTTTCTACACAAAGACCAGCAACGTCTCCACAGCAAGGAATATAACGATATGTATCGTTATAACGATCGTAGATGTACTTGTATGCACTATCAAATACTGCATATGAAGTGCTTGTTCCTACTGTATCGAAGAATGAAATGATGTCATCTCTTTGAGCAGATGTAGTGGCAAGATCAACATGCCCTTTGTGTGGAGAAACGAAAGCAATACAATCTTTTCTAGTTGTAGCAACTGAGATTGCTTTTTGTGCTTTAGTTACTTGATCTGCTTCAACTGCAAGACTTCCGCCAGTTAATACAAAATCGATATCGATTTCTTCACTATCAGCAAACAAATCAAAAGCAACAGCGATGTTGGAAACATTAGTAGTCCAAGCATCTACACCTGCACTTAAAGCTAGTGAAGAGTTACCTGCTGCAGGAGCAACAGTTCCAGCATAGATGTATTGTGACTTGTTAGCAACAACATCTACATAATACTTGGATGCGCCTTGATCATCTTTTGCAGTTGATAGACGAGAAACATAAAGGAATGATTCTAGAATATTGTTGTTTGCATCTAGAACTACAAGGTGAAGATCATTTGCTCCACCTGGATTTCCAGCAACTGTATCCCACTTAATAGAACCATATAGATTTTCATTAGCATAAGTTGCTACGCTACCATCAATAGTAACTACTTGCAATCCATTTGCCCATGTACCTGCTGTGCGTGCAGCAAACTTCCACGTATAACCAGAAAAACTTGATAAGTAGTCTGCACGCGATTTGATAGTTGGAGCGGTAACTCCAGCTACTGTAACAACAGGATATGCCGCTGATAAAGTAGTTGTTGTAGCGGTAGCAGAAAAGGTCAATAGTGTGGCAGTGATTGTTGCGCCTGGTTGTGCTGCAGCAGTGGTGCCAAGTTGTCCTCTAGTTACTACAACTTGATTGCCATCAACCGCTGTAACTAAAACAACTTCAGTTGCTGCATTACTTCCAACGCCAGAGTTAGTTAGTTTGAAATATGAACCAACAGTAAAACCAGTAGAACTAGTTAAGTCGATGATTGTTTCGGTAGCATCAATTGTTTCGTTAACTACCGTAGTAGTTGCTGAGTTAGCATACGACCACTTGGTAACTGTTGCTCCGCTAGCGTGATTAGCAGCAACTGAACCCAACTGTGCTCTAGTAACTGCTAGAGAGTTTGTTCCGCCAAGTGTTACAGTTCCTACTAAGAAATATTCGTTATCAACTTTAACATAATCACCAGATGCAAATCCAGTTGCGTTGACAACGATTAGTTTAGTAATGTCTGTTGTTCCAGCACCAGCTCCTGTAACTGCGTTTTTTAGATTAGAGTCTTCAACTCTTACAAGCTGGAGTTGACCACCATATGAAAGGAATGTTGAAGCAACAAACCAATCTTCGTAGTTATATACGTTAGGACCACCGAAAGCTTCTACTAGTTCTCTTTCGGTAGCGATGTTTGTGATTGTTCCGATTGGACCCTTAGCAAAACTACCAACTAAAGCAGCAGTATTTACCTGCGCGTTAACGATAGTTTGTGCAGTTAGATCACGCTCTCTTAGAACAATTCCAGGTGATACTTGACCTGCCATGTTTTTTACCTCTTGAAAAGTTCATTTTTTAACTACAAATATTTATGAAAATGATTAGTTCAGGAGGGGAAACAATGCATGAACAGTCTACCAATCAGGATATTCCCATGGTTGCTTTTTTTTATTACTACGATTACTAATGATTCTTTTTATAGTGCAATCTTTGCACTCATACGAATAAGATGAGGGGAGATATTTTTTAGATCTACGAATAACATAATAATCTGACATAAGATCTTTTGTTTCACCACAAGTTCTACATGTTCTTTCTTTGAAGAGTAAATGCTCTAACGAAATTTGATCTTCTAAATCATCCATCAAAAACCTACCATATACTCTACGTCTGCAAAAGGATTACCATAACCATCTGTATACCAAACATTGCCATCATCATCTATAAACTTCTCTTCAATATCACTGATACCATCTGATATAAATCCAAACGGTGCCATGTCTTGTTCAATCTGATTCTTCTGTTCTTCGTAGATTCTCTTACGAACATCATTATCAGTCATCTCCCTAAAGTAAGGTTGAACTGCCAACCACGCAAAAAGAACCAGACACATCACGAGGTCATCGTTATATCCATCGTCTGCTTCAAACGATTGATTCTTTTGAATGAACGTTGTTAACTCACTGATGATTTCATAATCAGATACTAACAACTTATCATCTTCAATCAATGTCTTGAGGTTTGAGCATCCAACTTTTTTAGTCACCTTAGACATCTTCAAACCCAACTGAGATTTGGTGCCAGAGAATCCTTGACCTACAATCTGACCAGCTCTACCTCGCATAGCGCACATCAAAATATTAGGATACTCTAAGTCGTAGTGAAGAATGTTTGTTACTTGTTCACCGATATCATTGACTTCTGCTAGGATGTATGCTTTATTATAGTTCTTGGCAACCTGCTCAATAATGTTAGGAAACAGGATTGGTTTGATTTCATTGTTGCGATACTTAGCAACTACCTTCCAAGGTAAAGTGGTAATATCAAATACAACAAAAGCGGAGTAATCATTGTTGGTTCCACGGGATACGTCAACGGTCATAATATAATCATGGTCATTTATTACGTCTTCGTAAACAGACAATCCCTTGTTAGTATGCAATGGGTCATCATAAACCATAGAGCGTAGCTTAGACGCTGTGATAAGAGTATCAACCGACCCCAAGAACTCACATTCAAACTCCTGTGTGAACTGCCTCTCAGAGGTGTTTCTAATGGTCTCTTCTTTCCATTTAGCATCTCTGCCAGGAACTTGACTCCAATGCACTTCTAGGGGCACATAGCCGTTCTTCCCACGCTCTGCGTCATGCCATAGCTTATAGAACATATTCATACCCTGTGGGGTAGAAATAATAATCACCTTTGTTTTCTTACCAGACGAGATGGTAGGATATACAGAAGAGAAGAACTGTTCTGCAATATGGTTTGGAACGAACGCAAACTCGTCAAGGAAGATGATGTTGAAAGAGTTACCTCGAACAGCGGATGATGAAGTAGATGCTGCTATAATCTTGGAACCATTATCCAGTTCCATCGAACCTTTGTTCCATGCTATAATACCTTGCTGCATCCACTTGGGTAGATTCTCATATGCCAACTGCAAACGTGATAGAAGTTCTCTTGACGTTTCTGCTTTGTTTGCAAGAATAGCAATCTTGGTGTTGTCATTGAAGACGGCATAATGCAACAGATAAGAAATAACCGTTGTCGATTTTCCTGTCTGTCTTGGAAGTTTTGCAATATTAAATCTATTCTCGTGGAAGTTTGAAATGAGTTGCTCTTGGAAATCATACATGTCAAAAGGAACAAGACCCTCATCCAGTGAGATAATCTTTACATAGTTTCTTGCGAAGTAAACTGGGTCATCTTTACATCTAATAAACTCTTCAACTTGTTCCTTTGTAAAGTTAATAGCGGTGTTCGCTCTCTTTAGATTAGGATTACCAAGATATACTGCATCACTCATTTGTTTTTCTTAAATCTCTTTCTAAACTCTTAAATGTATTTAACCTTTTTTTCCAACCATCACCCTCTGTTGTTCCTTTTGCTGGGTTGATGCATCTGTCATCATTCATTCTTTTGTTATCACAAACTAAACTAGCAAGCTCTGTCTCGCTGCCTTTCTTGGTAGTGCCAGACCAAAAATGCTGACCACCAATCCAGCAAGCCCCGCATTTAGGGCAAGTTTTAGTATTCATGTGTTGTCTTACATTGATACGGTAATGTTATTATATAGGAAAACAAATGTTCGTCAAGTAACAAATGATATGGTTTTATGGAGAAATGTCAGCAGTTCCACGCACGAAGCGATTTAGATAAACGGTCTTCGCCAGTGTTATTACTATCTTTTTGTCTCTTACGCATTCCTTTCATTCTGGCACAAAAGCTCTTCCTGCGGGGATTTCCAACCTTTTTTGAAGGTGCCTTAAGGTCGCTTCCAGGATTCTCACGCTCGTAAGATTTTCTTCCCTTCTCATTTAAACCACCTTCTGAATTCTTACCAGACTTTTTGGTCCAGGCAGCACCCTCTTCTAAAGAAGTTTCGTATGCGTTGAGATGCTCTCGTAACTCGGCAAATGTT